GGATATCGACAAGTATGATACATGGAACGTGGATCACACACTGGCGCTGATCATTTCCCCCATGCTCAAGCAGTTGCAGGCAACCAAGCACGGTGCTCCTTATGTTGATGACGAGGATGTGCCCGAGGAACTGCGCTCAACTGCTGCGCCACCAAAACTAAATGAGTGGGACACCGACGCCAACCATTTCAAACGTTGGGACTGGGCGCTGGGCGAGATGATCTGGGCATTTGAACAGCATGCCAGCGATGATGACAGTGAGCAGTTCCATCACAACTTTGAAAACTCAAAGGTTGAGTTCGTCAACGTTGCGGACAGCGATCATCAGGAACTCAAAATTGTTACCGTTGATCCCAGCAAGCCAGCGCACCACTATGATCTTGAAGGGCACAAGGCACACGAAGAACGCAAGCGCCGAGCGTTCACACTGTTTGGAAAATATTATTTTGGACTTTGGGATTAATACCATGCGATACTTCAGCTTCAATGACTACAAGACAGCTGGTGCTATTGATCCTTATGTTGCCACAGTCAGCGAAGATGATATTCGCCGGGATTACTATCCTTACTGGCACGAGAGAATGTGCAATAGGTTTGGTAAAGAACATGTGGAAAAGACCTACTGTTTTGAAGATTGTTTGTACGATTGGATTGTGGCCACGCGGGCTTGGGAGAGCAAAGAATGAACAATTACATTGATAACAACAAACAATACTGGGGTCCAGAGTTTGCCGAACTTGCTGAGGTGGAATACAAGCCCGAGCATGATGAGATTGCCGCAATGGGCTGTTATACCATGCTATATCAAATTGCTGATAACTTTCGCGATGGTGAGTTTCGCGCAGAGATTTTGAAGATGGTGGGAGTTGAACAATGAACGAACGAGCTAAAGAACTGGAAGAAAGCGAAGCAGCGCCTTGGCAAATTATCGAAGCAATCCGAGCCAAAGGAGAAAACAATGCGACCTGACGCATACAAACTTTTGGATATGTGCGTAGAGAATGGTATCAATCTAGGATACAATCGCGCATACAAGCATAACGATAGCCCCAGCGAAACCGTTATCAAAGAATACATGCAAACTGCTGTTATGGAAGAGATCGCAGAATGGTTCGTGTTTGAAGATCAGTCAGAAGTTACGCAAATTAGGCTGACGTAAGTCATTGATTTCATTAGAGTTTTTACTATTGCTTATTGCAGAGAAATAGGGTATACTAATTGTAGTTGAGATGGTATTTTAATTTGTATATTGAGGAGTTATATTATGGCAAATGTTGTGAAGGTTCAGGCTTTGTATGGTATTCTTAAGAGCGGCAGTCCGATTAAGTTTGATCATATCCTAACGACTATGGGTGTGAATAAGGGTACTGCTATGTGCCTTATTTGCGCTCTTCGTAATGATTATGGCGCGAATATCAATACTGTTCGTGATGGCCGTCAGGTCAGCGATTATGTTTTGACCAATGCTGAGGAAATTTTCAATAGGATTAATTCTGCTCCAGTTAAGGGCGCGAAGAAAAATTCAACTGTTACTAAGGCGACCAAGACAGCAAAGACCGCAAAGCCTGCTAAGGTTTCTCGCGTTGTTCAGTCTGCTGTTAAGAAAACTGCCGTCAAGGTTAAGGATACCAGTAAGTCTGTTGAGGACGATGGGTCGGTCCCTGTTCTCGACGCGGACATGGAGATTTATGATATCTCAGATTCTGAACTAGAGGATATCAAGTCTCAGTTGGGTCTGGCTTAATCCAATTAAAACTGAGCATGCGAAAGGGGGCTCTCGCCCCCTGTTCCATTTACCTGATAAAGGTAACGAAGATGAACATATTCTTTTTAGATCGATCTCCATTAGTTGCTGCTCATTACCATTGCGATCGACATGTCGTTAAGATGATATTAGAATCAGCTCAACTTCTATCCACTGCCCATAGAATATTGGATGGCGAGGTGAGCGTGGGGCTTTCCCCTTCTAATAGAAAACGAAAAACATGGACGTTGTTTGATTCTAGAGAACAACTATTGTATCGAGCCACTCATATCAATCACCCTAGTGCTATTTGGGCAAGGTCTAACATCGATCATTACCGATGGCTCTATGATTTGTTTTACCAGTTGATCGGCGAGTATAAATACAGGTATGATGATAAGAATCATGCTTGTGAAAAATTGTTAGTGCCGCTACTTGATGCACCAAACAACATTTCAATAGTAGATTGGGAAGATCCGCCCCAAGCTATGCCTGACGACGCGAAAGTCTTAGGTTCTAGTGTGGATGCTTATCGTAATTATTATCGTTTGCACAAACGCCGAATGGCTAATTGGAAACTTAGAGGTATACCTGATTGGTATAGTTAATAATGGAAGAACCAGGTTATTTAAAAAAAATAAAAAAATTAAGTGGAACTGGTTATGTTCTGTATGTTTGGGATATAGATGATACCTTGTTAACTCATAAACACGTCGATGAATTAAAAATATTGATTTATGACAATAAAGGTTTTATTGTTAAGGCATTAACGCCTTCAGAATATAATTATTGGTTAGATAAAGATAGCAATTACTACAATTCTGGCGAGAGTACTGGTAAATTGAGTTTTATCAATTTTAAGAAGGCTGGGTTGATAAGCAAAGCTCATGGTATAAAACAAAATATAGAAATAGCTAGAGATCAACTAAACTCCAGCCATAGTTTTTTTATGACTTTAACGGCTAGATCTAAAATGGATGATAAATTTAAGTTCTTAAAAGCTATGAAAGATTTCGGATTAGATCTAAATCTAAATAAGTCTTCTCATGCAGTATTCGCTGGAGAAATTTCTCTAAACAAGAAAATAGCTTCAGATAAAGCTAAAGCCGAAATTATAGAAGAAGCTTTGAAAACTGGAAAATTTAAACAAGTTCATATGTACGATGACCACAGAAAAAATTTAGCCGCTTTTATAGCTTTACAAAAACAATTTAATAGGATTGAATTTCAAGCTTGGTTAGTAGACAATAACGGAACCATTAAACCATACTGAGTTTTTTTATGCCCACATACGAATTTTTGAATACGAAAACCAAAAGAATCGAAGAACATAATCTTTCTATGTTAACTTATGATCAATTTAAGCTAGACAATCCTCACTTAGAAAGATATTTCTCCGAAGCCCCAAAATTTAGCTATAGCGGACCTGGAGATATGCGAGGCAAAAAAACAGATAACACTTGGAAAGAAGTTTTGTCTAAAATTGCAGAGAAAAATCCAGGATCAACTTTGGCTGATCAACATATTCGCAAAACATCTAAGCGAATTAAAACTGAACAAGTTTTAGAAAAACACAAAAAGAAGAGATCTCAACTAGCAAACAGGTGAGGGCTAAATGTCTAAGAAGAAGAACTCTCAAACTACCAACATTCCCACAACAGAATCGCCAAACGAAAACCACTATCAAGATACTAAAAAACCAGCAAGAATCAAAGCTACTGAGCTTAAAACTTTTGAGCCCTTAACAGAAAACCAATCAAAGTTTTTTGATGTTTATAAAAAGGGCGATTATTTCATGATGTTATGCGGATCAGCCGGTACTGGTAAAAGCTTCATTGCTTGTTATAAAGCAATAGAAGAAGTTATGGACAAAACGTCATCTTTCCATAAAATAGTAATTGTCAGATCAGCAGTCCAAAGCAGAGATTTGGGATTTACTCCAGGTTCAGTAGAAGAAAAAATGTCTCTATATGAACAACCGTACATGCAAATATATCACACATTATTCGGTAGAAGAGATGCGTATGATTCTCTGAAAGAATGTGGCCGGATAGAATTTATTTCTACCAGTTTTATTCGCGGCATGAGTTTTGACGATGCGATTATCATTGTAGATGAGTGCCAAAATTTGACTTGGGAAGAGTTGTCTACTATAATGACTCGCGTCGGATATCGTTCCAAGATCATATTCTGCGGCGACTATAAGCAGACTGATTTGTATAGAAACAACAAAGATAAATCTGGATTGAAAAAATTCCACGAAGTCGCAAAAATGATGAGTTCTTTCACTAATATAGAATTCACAACAGAAGATATCGTCCGCTCGAGTTTAGTTAAAGATTTTTTGATCGCGGTTGAAAAATATGAAAAAACTATTGAAGTTTAATTAGGAGTATTGTTATGTTTATGTTTGATGTTGAGACGCTCGGCGTCGAGTCTACCTCTATTGTTCTTTCTGCTGCGATTATCAAGTTTAGTTTTGATGACACTAGATCTTTTGGGGAATTGGTCGAATCAGCGTGTGTCGTCAAATTTGATGCTAAAGAACAAAAACAAAATATGGGTAGAGTGTATTCCCAGGGAACTTTAGATTGGTGGAAAAAACAATCAGATTTGGCGAAATCAGTTTCTTTTCGTCCATGCGCAGAAGATCTTCCTGCTCTAGAAGGAATAGAAAAAATTCGTAAGTATATGAACGATAATGGTGGATGCAATCAAATTATTTGGGCTAGAGGATCTTTAGATCAAATGGTTTTTGATAGCTTGTGTTATGCTGCAGGCGCAGAACCTATAGCTAGGTTTAATAAATGGCGCGATGTTCGTACTGCCGTCGATATTATAGCCACAGAATCTTCTGATGGTTATTGCAAAGTCAAGAACTTTAATGCGGATTTATCTGTTATTAAACACATCCCTCAGAATGATTGCGCTCTAGATATTATGATGTTGGTTCACCATGAATAAAACGTTTACTCACACTCCCAGAGAGTTCCCTAAACTTTTGCAAGAAAACGTTAATGGGACTCGAATGTATTTGACACCAGATGGTAGCAAATACCCATCCGTCACTACTGTTCTTTCTGATTACAATAAAGAAGGTATTCTTCAGTGGCGCAAAAATGTTGGCGAAGAAAAAGCCAATGAAATTTCTAAAAAAGCGACTACC